AACCTTATTAATCAAAACAACAACCCTTCCAAGTGGTGAGCGTATCACTTGGAAGGATGGCATGCCAATTCACAAGAGCAGGGAACTGCACTCCGATCAATTTAATCAATGGCATTTTTATATTCAAAACGAAATTATAAAAATGAGAATGTGGGGTAAAATCATTCGTAAAATTTCAATAACATGATGCACTTTCACGAAGATCCGGAACCAAATAATGATACTAACTTCTGGGCGATCATGTTTTTAATGTTGTTACTTGCTTTGTTTTTTGTCGCTGAAATATTTGTCAGATTTTATTTGGAAGTAACAGGGTAAAAACGTAAATTAGATTATATTAAAAGTTAAGTCAGGCGAGTGACATTATTAACTTTAACAAGCCTTTTGCTCTGATTCCCTCGCCGGATGAAAGGGCAAAAGGCTTTTTTTATTATGCTAAGTCAAAAATATGTCGGCATAAAAATAAATATGCTTTTGTGTGTTGGATACGATAAAACAATTTCAACACGTGGTAAATGGTTATTCTTATGTGATTGTGGTAAAACAAAATCTGGAACAAGTTATAATTGGAGAACAGGGGCAATAAAATCATGTGGGTGTAAAAAATTTATATCGGATAGGTCTCATTTGATAAATGTTTGTAGAGACACATCGTTTATTTCTCTTTATAGATCTTATAAAAAAGGAGCAAAATCAAGAGGTTATGATTTTGAATTATCTAAAGATTTTTTCAGGTTAATTACAAAAAAGAACTGTCATTATTGTGGCGTAACACCAACCAGAGAAAGGTCTGCACGAATGAAAAATGGCAAAGGATTTTACATAGGGTATATCTATAATGGAATAGATAGAAAAGATAATTCAATAGGCTATTTAGAGAATAATTGTTTGCCTTGTTGTACAATATGCAATACGGCAAAAAAAGACTTATCCTATAATGAATTTATAGAATATTTAAAAAGAGTAATTAATTTTAATTTAACCAATCGGTTTTAAACCCGGTATAAGGCATTTTTATTTTATGACACAAATCCAATTATCTGACAAAAAACTTCCTACAATTCAGGAACTTTATTCAGATCCAGAAGAAATGGTTAAATCAGATGAATATCTGTATTGCCTAAATCAGCAACCCCCTGAATCATGGGTTAAGGTTCATCCGTTTGTAAAAAATTACAAATACTTACCGATTGACAAGATTGAGTATCTATTAAAGCGCATTTTTAAGCGTTACCGGATTGAAATACTTAGAGAGGGTTCATCTTTTAATGGTGTATTTGTAGTGGTTCGCGTTCATTATTTGCATCCCATTACCGGGGAATGGGATTTTCATGATGGAATCGGAGCGGCTCAATTACAAACCGCTTCCGGCAAATCTGCTGCCGATCTTGCTAATATCAATAATGGTGCTTTATCCATGGCTTTTCCGATTGCCAAAACAGTAGCAATAAAAGATGCTTGTGATCATTTTGGTACTACGTTTGGAAGTGATTTAAACAGAAAAGATACTTTGCAGTTTTCAGTTGATAACAAACTGCAAGCCGTGGCACAAAGCAAAGAGGAACAGAGATTAGCAAAACTAATTGACAAAGCAAAAGATCAAGCAACATTGATAACTCTTAAAACACATTTAACAGAAAACTTACAATCTCAATTTGATACAAAATGGAACAGTTTAAAATAAGGGCATCTGGAGCCGGTAAAATTGCCGGAATCAAAGGACTGGGTGAAACCGGAAAAACCTTCTGCAAAGAATGGCTAAAACAAAAACTTTATAAAAGGCGCAAAGATATAAAATCAAAGTACATTGATAAAGGCAATCGGAATGAGGAAGATGGTTTTACCTTAATGGCCTTAGAGCTTGATTTAGGAATGGTTTATAAAAACCTTTCTTACTTTCAATCTGAGCATTTTTGCGGAACGCCTGATTTAATTCATAACGGCATCGTTTATGACAATAAATGCTCCTGGGATTTAAGCACTTTTCCGATGTTTGAAATTGAAATACCAAATAAAGATTATTGGTGGCAGCTTCAGGTTTATATGGAATTGACCGGATGCCGGAAAGCAACTTTGGCATATACCCTGATTGATGCGGATATGGATCTAATAGATCAAGCCGTCAAATGGGAAACGGATTCTGAAAAGATTTATCAAACGATTTGCAACATGGTTTATACCCAAGAGCGATTTGATGAAGCAAAAACAGAATATTGCAGCCGCGCTGAATCTGATTTTTTTGTTGAGATACCAGCAAAAGATCGCATTAAAACATTTTCATTTGATTATGATCCAGAAGCAATTTTAAAGCTTCAGGAGCGAGTTAAAGAATGCAGAGAGTATATTAGTTCACTTATAAAAAATAAATAAACACATGGGCAGAATTAGCACAAAAATCAATCTTGCAGCTTTAAAGAATGCTGCAATTATTACAAGCGGTAAAAACAAAGATGTTGATTGCATTTTAATACCGATTGAACAAAACAATTTATACCGATCAGAAAAAGGGGCGGTATATCTTGACTTAATAGGCTTTGAAACTCCGGTAGATAAGCGCAAGGGTAAAGATACTCACTTGGTTAAGCAGTCACTAACAAAAGATTTGCAAGATAAAATGAGCGAAGAAGAAAAAAAAGCTATGCCAATTTTAGGCAATCATATTGATTGGGATCAGTCGGGTGATGCTGAACGTGTTGAATCCGTGGCTGTTTCTGTAAATGATGTCGATGATCTCCCTTTCTAACCAATCCCCCCTGCCATTGAATATCGGTGGCAGGGGTAAACGATACGGCAATAGGCATGAAAAAAAAATAATTGCTGAAGCATTAGAGTATTGCATAGGTAATAACATCCCTCCCACCGAAGCTGGAAGATTACTAAATTTACCAATGGCAACAGTTGCTGATTGGATGACAAAATACTGGTTTTATAAAAAAATAGATAACTCGATAATTTTAACACTGCAATCCAATGTTTAACCACTTACACCAATGCATATTGATGGACTTTTTTAGAAAGAGATCATTAATGAAATACAAAATTCAGGATATTTGTGAGGCGATTATGTCTTACTATGAAAAAAATAATTAAAACCAACGGCCTGGGCGATGCAATTGAACATCCTAAAATTCAAACCTACAAAGCAAAGCCGAAGCCTTACAAGGAACCTGATTTTTTACGCAAGTATCGTTTAGATAGGGAACGTGGGTTTTGGAAAAAATACCCAGAGCAAAGGGCAGAGATTGAGGAAAAAGTAAAATTAATGCAGAAAGAATGGGCAACGCAGGACAAAAGAAAATAGACCACACCAATCCCCTATCCCAATACAAATCCCACAAGGCGTACAAGCCAAAAGTTCAGCATGAATGGTCGGCACAGTTAGCGTTTTGTAAATGGTTAAAGCTGCAACATCCTGATATTCGATTCCGATCAGATATTCAGTCTGCAGGAAAGTTATCGCCACAGATGCAGAACATTAAGCTGATTATAGATCCCTGGAGAGCGTGGCCAGATATTCAGATTTATCATAGATGCGGCAATTATTGCGGTTTAATGATTGAGATGAAGCGCATAGATTCGGGAACCTTTTTAAAGGATGGCAGTCTATCAAGCCAAAAGCATGTGCAAGAACAAGCGGAGATGCATGAGTTTCTTAGGGGTTTAGGCTGGTCGGTTTGCTTTGCTGAAGGGTTTGAGGAAGCGAAAAGAAAGTTTGAAGAGTATTTAAAAAATTAGTAAATTTACGTTAGCTACAACGTCATGAAAATATTTAAAATTTCCCTCCTGTTCCTTTTACCTGTCATTCGATGGGGGCGTTGTAGCGACTTCTTTGGTTCAGGAGGGTTCTTTTAATTATGGATATTTCGCTATTTAATTCCCTGCCCGAAAAAGGCAGACCCCATATTTCTGATGCTAAAATATCTATTTTAGAATTTCTTAATTCCGTTAAGTCTGGCAAGTATAAATTCCAGATTGAACGTATAAGAACTGAGCAGGATAAAACAAATCGCGATGCATTAAAAAAGCAGTTACCAGCCGTTACAATTTCTGGAATATTTACTGAGCGTAAAGCTGAATTAATAACAAAACATTCCGGATTTATTCAGATTGACATAGATCATTTTTCCGATAAGTCGGCATTAATTACAGATCCTTACACTTACTCATTATTTAAGTCTGCTTCCGGAGGTGGACTTGCTATTGTCGTAAAAGTTAATCCCGAAAAGCATAAAGAATCCTTCAACTGGTTACGCAATTATTACTTCCAGCAGTTTGGTATTGTAATTGATTCCGCACCACAAAACGTGGCATCTTTAAGATTTGTTTCATACGATCCGGAACTAATAACAAATGAACGCTCAAAGGTCGCGCGTACGCTAACGGAAAAGAAATTTGTTAGTAAGTCATTGCCTATTGTAGTGGATGGCTCACAGGTCGCGGAAATGGTTCAGGAGTGTGTTAACTTAGGACATAACCTCGCTCCTGATTATGATTCTTACTTAAAACTTGGATTTGCACTTGCTCAAGGTTTTCAGGAACAAGGCCGGGCGTATTTTCATGCGCTTTGCTCAATATCTGAAAAATACGATTCACGTCATGCAGATAAGCAATTTAGCATCTGTTTAAAAGGTAAAAATTCTGGTATAACTGCCGGTACGTTTTACTGGATGCTTAAGCAAGTTGGCATACATGCTCCAGAAAGTCAAAAGAAAGCAGTTCAAGTCGCGACACTTGGAAAACGTGCAGGACAAACTAAAGAGGAAGTAAAAAAGCAGATTGAGCAAATTACTGGAGTTGATGAAAAACAAGCTGATAAATTAGTTAGCGAAGTTTTTAACAGGGATGACATTTCAATAAAATCCGCCTCTGGAGATCCCGATCATTTAATACAAGCATTAACGCAATGGATGAAACAAAATCATCCAATGAAAGTAAACTCCATCACGCGCATAATTGAAGAGAAAGGTAATGAAGTGCGAAGGGAGCGCATAAATTCTATTTACTTACGTGCCAGGATGTTTTTTAATACAAAGGATATTACTAAGGATTTGGTCGAATCGTATATTTTTAGCGATTTTATAAGCGAATACAACCCAATTACGGAATACATTAACAAAAATCATCACCGGAAGTCAATCGGAAATATTACAAACCTTGCAAAATGTATTCGATCTAATACAGAAATGAAAGAAATATTTGTCAGGAAATGGCTAATTTCTTTAATTGCTGCATACAAAGGCGCACCGGTTCGCTCCGTTTTATCATTGGTCGGAGGTCAAAATTCTGGTAAAACTGAATGGTTTAGAAGGTTGCTTCCTGATGAACTAAAAAAATATTACGCTGAAAGTAAACTTGATGCGGGTAAAGATGATGATATTCTTATGTGCCAAAAGCTAATCGTAATGGACGATGAAATGGGAGGTAAATCAAAGCAAGATGAGAAACGATTTAAGGAACTAACATCAAAATCTATCTTTTCATTACGTGCGCCATACGCTCGAAGTAACGAAGATTTTAAACGATTGGCCGTTCTTTGCGGAACTTCAAATGATCCTGAAATTATAAACGATCCTACCGGAAACACAAGAATTTTACCGATTGAAGTACTGAGTATTGATCATGAGTTATACAATTCTATTGATAAAGATGAACTCTTTATGGAGGCTTATAGAGCCTACGAATCAGGTGAGGAATGGCAATTATCAAAGGATGAACTTGCGCTTCTTGATGGGGTTGGAAAGGACTTTCAGAGCATAGCTTTTGAGCGCGAATTGATACTAAAATTCTTTAAATCCTCTGATCATGGTGGGTATACTGAATGGATGACGGCCACAGAAATTAAAGATTTTATTGAAGGCAATACTAAACAAAAAATACATTCAATGAGAAAATTTGGTATGGAATTGGCAAAAGTTTTTGGAAAATCTAAGTCAAAATCAATAAATGGGGTCATTCTTAATAGGTACGAGCTTATCCGGTTAAACTCTCAAAGTATTGAAAGTCAGGATTTTGAGTTCTAACCTTAATAGCTTAATAGGATAATAGGTAAAAACTCAATTAGTTTATTTATACAACATGAAGAAAAATAAAACGATCATACATTTATACAGAAACATTAATTATATATATTTATCCTATTAAGTTATTAAGATTATATAAATATGCACTTTAAAGTAGTAACAAGGCAGAAAAATCTTAATAGGATAATAAATTTTATCCTATTAACTATCCTATTAACCTATTAAGATGGAAACAGACGAAAACCTATCCCGCGCTTGGCAAATTATTGATAGACTTCAACCGGGAGATATTTACGAACTTGCTAAGGTTAGTGAGGAACGCCGCGACCTATTCATCCGCTGCATCAAACAACGGATAGATACTTTGAATGATTGTGAATTTAATGAAGATTATACAAAAATTAGAAAGTTATGAAAGATGATTTTACAGATATTGTTTTCGGTGGATTTGATTTTGTCGAAAAAGATACCAAAGATTCAGGAGTTGAAGAATTAGAGGATAAAATGTTGAAACTTTATAAAGAGAAAACTTTTTATGTAGTTCAACAACTTGATAAAATTGGTCTACCAAAAAAAAATGAACAAATAAGAATAGTTACATTAAGGTCTTTTAATGCAATAGCTTTTTTACAGTGGGTTCAAGAAAAATCCGGATTGGTAATTGATGAAGCTTTGTTTTGTATCTATTCTATAAATCATGAAGCTTCGGTAATTATTAATCAAATGGTTACAGATGGAAGAATTAAGACGGCTACAATCTTAATGTCAAATTTGCGGAATAAAGCACACAGACAAAAAGAACAAATGACAAAAGATTATTTTATCAATAATCCAAATATTGAATTAATTTTTGCGTCAAGTCATGCAAAAATAATGTCTTTTAAAATTGGTGAAGATTATTACACAGTTGAAGGCTCAGGAAATTTATCATACAATTCAAGAATTGAACAAGCCGTCATCGACAATGACAAATCTTTATTTGAATTTACAAAAAGTTGGATTGAAGAAATTAAGATATATTTGAAAGATAAAAAAGAGTTGATTGTTCATAAAAAATTATAAACTTTGCAATGAAAATGCAGTGAAAAAAATCAAATGTCCAGAGATAAGATCATAGCTGAATTTTGGGAATCAAAATCAGTCAATGAGGCATTTCAAAAGATGCAACCGGTAGAGTTACAAGCGGACTTAAAAGCTGAGGTTTTTCTGGTTCTCTGCGAGATGGACGAGGAGAAGCTAATCGGATTATATCAAAGGAACGAACTAAAGTATTACATGGTCAGAATTATGCTGAACATGATTAAAAGCGACCGAAGTAATTTTTTTAAGAATTACAGAAACTATGTCGAATTGCTCGAGAACGATCAGGAAGTTCAAAATGTAGAATCGGATCCAGAGGAAGCGTATCAAAAAATAGAATTACATTTACAAAACCTGCATTGGTATAACCGGGAACTGTTCAAGTTATACGCTTTAGATTTTAAAAAGAATGCGAAAGAATTAAGCCGGAAGACCGGCATCCCTTATATGTCAATTGTACGATCAATCAATAAGACGAAAGCTGAGATTAAAAAGAATATCAAAAAATGATTTTATCAATTATAACTGCAATCTGTGCATCGCTATTTTTTACGGAAATACATCATTTTCATCATAGATGGAAAATCAATTTCAAGCCTTTCAATTGTGGAAGTTGTTTGGCAGCCTGGCTTTCACCATTACATTACTATGCACCTGAATTGATTCAAGAAATTACAAGCACGATTTTTATCGCTGGATTCTGTGCGCCTATTGTTTATAAATTAATGAAAAGTTTATGGAAATAAAACAAGAACATCGGGAATGGCTGATTGCTAATCAGAGCAATTACGAATCTGCAAAGAATGGCTATATTAGAAATTTAGATTTGTCTGTACTTCAGATGTATGAGCATATTTACAGATTATACCTTGATCCTAACTTTCTGCTTTCAGTTTGGTGCGGAAATTGCAAGTACGACATGATCATGAGATTGTATAAATGGTTTGAGAAACAATGAGAATACTTGCAATTACAACAAAGACCAGCGGAGTTGGTTATCATCGGATAATGATGCCGATTGTAAATATGCAGAAGGATTACTGCATGATGACTGATACAATTAGCGATGAAACCTTTGAGGGCAATTATGACATCGTGGTTATGAATCGGATGCTTCAAAACATAACGCCTGATCAGATGGATGCTTGGCGAACAAAGCATGGTTTTAAATTGGTAGTGGACAATGATGACTTCTGGCATTTAGATCCTTCGCATATTCTTTACGAAAGCTACAAAGGGAATAAAGTAACTGAGCAAATAATAGACTGGATTAGGATTGCTGATCTCTGCACTTGCACTCATGAAAGATTAGCGGATGAGATATTTAAGCTGAATCCAAACGTAGAGATATTACCGAATGCAATTCCCTTTGGGAAGGAACAGTTCATTTTAGATAAAAAGCCTTCTGATCTGGTGCGGTTATTCTGGTCGGGTTCTGGAACACATGGCAAGGATTTAAACATTCTAAAAAACCCAATGAAGCGGATTAACTTTCCGGTCAGGACTGTATTAGCTGGATACAATGAGGGAGAGAAACATATTTGGGATGGAATGATTTCAGCGTTTACCAATGGATTGAAACTTAATCCGACTATCTATAATTACAATCAGGTTACGGAATACATGGCTGCTTATTGTGATTCCGATATAAGTCTGATTCCGTTGGTTGATAATAGATTCAATACGATGAAATCCAATCTCAAAGTTTTGGAAACTGCATCAAAGAAGAATCCAGCTATTGTGAGCAACGTGCATCCGTATAAAGATATGCCGGTCTGTTATGTGAATAGTCAAAAGGATTGGTATAAATGGATTCGATTATTAACTCTTGATCAGGATGCGAGGATTGAATACGGAAATAATCTGTATGATTACTGCAATCTTCATTTTAATCTTTACGAAGTAAATAAAAAGCGTTACGCTATTTATCATAAATTATATGCCAGTAATTAAATGCAGTAACGGAATGTATCGGATTGGATCCGGTGCATGTATCTTTGACACAGAGGAAAAAGCGCAGTCAGTTTGGGCAGCGATTAGAGTTTCAATGGTTGATAGTTATAATGATTACCCAGAGGCGGCCAAAGCAAATGCAAGGAGAGCATTAAATATCAAGAAGGAAAACGATAAAGGTTGTGGAACTTTAGTCGGCTGGACAAGGGCGAACCAAATAGCTAAAGGCGAAAACATTAGCAGAGAAACGATCGCCAGAATGTCAAGTTTTGAAAGGCATAGGGAAAATTCAAAGGGTGATCCTAAAACAGATTGCGGCGCTTTAATGTGGTTAGCTTGGGGAGGAGATGAGGGTATTGCTTGGGCGCAGAAGAAACTTGCAGAAATAGACAAATAATGGATAAATCAAATGTATTTGTAGCCGTTTACACAAATAAAGTTAAACGATATTGTGATATTGAATTTTTTAATGCTTTAAAAAACAATATTAGCACCGATCATATTTACCTTGTTGATAATACAAACGATAACGGTGATTATGCAAATGCTTTAAAAAATATTATTAATTGCAACATTTTAAATTTGGACATACCAGAGCATCCTGGAGAAACAAAGTTTCACAGAAAAGTTGCAGAGTCAGTTTTGTATTTAAGGGATATTTTTTTAAAGTCTAATTATGAATATTTTTTAATAGTAGAGAGTGATGTGATTATTCCGGAGGGAACAATAGATATACTTTTAGAAAACATTGAAACAATGCCATTAGATACTGGTGCGGTTGGTGCTTTATATTATGAGGGATTCCACGATTATAAACTACAAGGCATACAATACACCAATCATGTTTTAAGTGGTTGCACAATTTACAAACGTAGCATGATTGAGAAATATCCTTTTAGATGGCAAGAAGATTATTTACAAGCATTTCCAGATGCTTTGATTTGTATAGATGC